GTTTAAATCAATACATTTAAAGATTGAATTAATTTCATTTTCAGAAAGGAAATTATTAACAATTATTATTTCATTATTAAAAGGTTTTATCATATTTTTTTATCTAGTCCACCAAGAAATGCTGTATCTGTTTGTCTTTCTTACCTCATGAACTCCATGCTCATATTCTTTATTTCCAGGATGCATGACTAGAGACAAAGCCTTTGGCTTTATAGATAAATCCTTTTGAGGATAAAAAATTTCTCCACCCTCATAGTCCTCATTTATATAAACAACAAAACCATGTGTAATAATTTTTTCTAATGGATTGTACTGCGGATGATTAGGACTAATCTCATCAGTATGAACCCCAAGACCAGGACCAATTCTTCTAGACACTGAGTTTATTGGCAGATAATTAAACTCAGAAATGCCATACTCACTAGAAAATATAGGTTTTGATCTTTCCTGAAGCATAGACATAAAATCATTGTATTCTTGATATTTTTCTTTAAGATTGTTTCTACCAATTCTTAATTGATTGCCATACCATTCCTTTAGCCCAGAGCCATCGTTAGACCCATCCCACAACTTTGGGTCTCTAGTTGCTAGTTCAAGTACAAAATCAGCCTCAGCCTGACTTAAAAAGTCTTCTACAACTACTATTTCGTTATCAAATGGTCTAATTATATGCATACGACCATTATACACCATATAACTCTGTGCTATAATTGTTATATGATTAAAGAAGGCGACTTCGTTATGGGCTCAACATCTGAGGGTGTTGTACATGGTGTTGTAGAACACATTATGAATGAGGGTGGAATACTTGGTACACCTGGATCAGAATATGCTTTGGTTTCAATGCCACCAGAAAATCCAGCAATGTCTGTTAGAATTTACAAAGAAGAAGACGGTACATGGAAGCCAACAGCATATAGTATTGGTATGATGTACAAGGATGCTGAAAAAGCAGATATGGATAATCACACAATGGATTCAGAAATAGCAATGGCAATGTATGACTCACAGATGGGCAAAGCAGAAAAACCCAACTACGCAGAAATAATTGATGAGCGTGAAGGTGGTAGCGATCCTGCAGATAAAGAGTTGTATGCAAGAGTTATTGCAGCAGCAAAAGCAAAGTTTGATGTTTATCCTTCAGCAGTCGCAAACGCATGGGTAGCACAAGAATATAAAAAGCGTGGCGGAACATACAAGTCTTATCATGAAGACGAAGAAGATAAACTTAAGAAAGAATATGAGGGCTGTGGCTGTCCAATGTGCAAAGAACTAAATGTAACTTGTGCAGAATGCCCAATGTGTCAGGCTGGAGAAATGAAATCAGATTGCTGTGGCAATGTAAGCAAGCAAGCACCTTGTTGGGATGGTTATGTGCAAAGAGGTATGAAGCCAGGAGCAAATGGTAAGCCAGTTCCTAACTGTGTTCCTGCTGCAAAAGCAGATGATTTGTTTGAAGATGATGACACAGTTGAATATGATACAGATTCAGTATCAAAGGCTGAAGGATACTCACCACCAGCAGGAGCAAGATCTGCTGCTCGTAGAGCAATTAAATTTAAAGAAGATGGAAAAGCAAATGGTGCTGGAACATCTGTAGGTTGGACTCGTGCAGGGCAGTTAGCAAGAGGAGAATCAATCTCTCTTAGTACTGTCAAGAGAATGTACTCATACTTCTCACGACACGAAGTAGACAAGAAGGGTAAGGACTGGGGCAACTCAGCAAACCCATCTAACGGATACATCATGTGGCTTGCATGGGGTGGAGACGCAGGATACTCATGGTCAAGAGGAATTGCTAACCGTGAAAGAGATAAAGGTTTGTTTGCTGATTTTGGAAAAGATTACACAAAGGTTCAAAGAGAAAGACACACACTCTAATGCCAAAGAAAAAAGCAGCAGCATTTAACCCTATTCAGATTAAAGATGGTTGGATTGTAAGACTATACAAAGATGGTCGTATTAAGTCTAAGATTGCACCATACGAAGTCAAGCATCCTAAAAAATAATATTGGGTAGTTTTAAGTCATACCCAGGACTATTTATTACTTGCGCTTAGTAAAACTAAACATCTTTTCTTTTGCATTACTTGCTGCCTGCTTGAATCCATAAGCATAAGATCCAATCATCAATCCAACAATTGCTGTTGAATGTGCTAAATAAAACATTGCACTTCTCATTTACTTTTTCTCCTTAATAAATAGATCAGCATTCATTACCTTTGTCCATGCTGAAACAAAATCATGAACAAACTTTTCCTTGGCATCATCTGATGCATATACTTCTGCAATTGCTCTAAGTTCTGAGTTAGAAGCAAGGATAAGATCTACACGAGGTACATCTCCTGCTTCGTTAGCATTGGTGTACGATAATAGTTTAACTAAATAACTATTGTCTAACTTGTTGTCAGTTAACATTCTCATTCCAGATAAAAGAACAACCATGTCCACTGTTGTTAATCCAAGAAGGTTAGACTTTTCTACCAACAAGACCTCTGCAGGTGCAGTAATACTTGGATGAATGTAGTTACGGAATGCATCAAACTTTGGCTCAAGTACTGCAAATGAATCAACATCTGTCTGCTCCTGAGTTGCATCGCCACGACTGAACTTAGCGCCAATTACTATACCAATACCACTATTTGCTGCAGCAACCTGAACTCCAACTAATCCAGCAAACACTATAAGGTCTGCAAGAGATACATCGAAGTCATTCTTTATTTCATTAAGAACAGAAACAACTCTGTTGATTGCCTCATGATCATTTACTTCCCATGTGTTCTGAGGAGCAAGTACAACACGAGCACCATTAGCACCACCACGCTTATCTGTTTTGCGGAATGTTGATGCAGAAGACCAAGCAGTTGTTACTAGATCAGAAGAAGATAAGCCAGATGAAATAATTCTTTCCTTAATTGCATCTACATCTTCTTGTGTTAAACTATCTCTGGTTACATTGCCAACTGGATCTTGCCAAATTAATACTTCAGACGGAACTTCCTTACCAAGATATCTTGCGATAGGACCCATATCTCTGTGTGTTAACTTAAACCATGCACGAGCAAAGGCATCTGAGAAGTAATCAAAGTCTTCAAGGAATCTTCGAGAGATCTTCTCATACTCTGGATCAAACCTTAATGCAAGGTCTGCTGTTGTCATAACTGGAGCATGGAACTTGCCCTCAACATGTGCATCTGGAACTAAATTAGCAGCAGACTCATCTGTTGGAATCCATTGTGTTGCACCAGCAGGAGACTTTGTTTGTGTCCAATCATACTTAAATAATAACTTAAGGTATGAGTTGTCCCACTTAGTAGGAGTTGCAGTCCATGCACCTTCAATACCACTTGTAATTGTGTCTTCTGCATTACCCTTGCCAAATGAGTTCTTCCATCCAAGACCAAGGTCTTCAATAGTTGCTCCTTCTGGTGATGGACCAACATGTGAAGGATCTCCAGCACCATGTGCCTTACCAAATGCGTGTCCACCAGCAATAAGTGCAACAGTCTCTTCATCATTCATCGCCATACGAGCAAAAGTTTCACGAATATCTCGTGCAGAAAGTAGAGGATCTGGATTTCCATCTGGGCCTTCAGGGTTAACATAAATTAAACCCATCTGTACTGCAGCAAGTGGCTGCTCTAATTCACGATCACCTGTGTATCGTTCATTGGCAAGCCATTCCTTTTCTGCACCCCAGTACGTATCGTCTGACTCCCAAACATCTGCACGACCTCCACCAAAGCCAAATGTCTTAAAGCCCATGTTCTCAAGAGAAACATTGCCTGCAAGAATCATAAGGTCTGCCCATGAAATCCTCTTTCCATACTTCTGCTTGATAGGCCAAAGAAGTCTACGAGCCTTATCTAAGTTACCATTGTCTGGCCAAGAGTTTTGTGGAGCAAATCTGTGAAGACCTTCTCCAGCACCACCACGCCCATCAGTTGTTCTGTATGTTCCTGCAGAGTGCCAAGCCATGCGGATAAAGAACGGACCATAGTTACCGTAATCTGCAGGCCACCAATCTTGCGAGGTAGTTAAAAGTGCATTGATATCATACTTAATGGCATCAATATCTAAAGCATTAAACTCTTTAGCATAGTCAAAATCATCTCCCATAGGATCAGACTTTTCTGAATGCTTTCTTAATGATGATAGATCTAATTGATTAGGCCACCAGTCTTCATTTGTTGCAGCCTCTGTTGTGTATGTCTTGCCAGTATATGGACAAGTTACTTCGCTCATTAGTTTCTCTTTCTTTTGTGTTTATTATAAATTAAGGACAGTATAGTGTTGCAACACGATACGCAAATGTTTCCCGACATAAGCACAGCGACCATACTGTCACATCTTAATTATATCATGCACCCCTGGCAAGAATCGAACTTGCGACGCATGGCTTAGAAGTCCATCGTTCTGTCCACTGAACTACAGAGGTAAAGTATCTCCAACGGGATTCGAACCCGTGTTGCCACCGTGAAAGGGTAGAGTCCTAGGCCACTAGACGATGGAGACTTGGAGCGAGTGACCAGAATCGAACTGGCACAATCAACTTGGAAGGATGATGCACTACCATTATGCAACACTCGCTTTGTACACCAGGTAGGACTTGAACCTACGATAGCCGAATTATGAGTTCGGTGCCTTAACCAACTTGGCTACTGGTGCCTAGCCGATTTACAGATTAAAGAAAAGAAATAGGACAAGAGCACCAACACAAACAAGAAGAAACTTAACCTTCTTAGTCTTTGGCCATTCGTCTGGCACTCTTACTTCATTCATATTTCCTCCAAGTAGTTATTTAATTAGTAATCCAAAAAATGTTCCAAGCAAAAAACATAAAATTCCAACTGTCCAATGGTAGTATGTCTTCATATGCTCTTTAATAATTGCATGCTTTATTTCATCTGGGATTTTTTTTAGTTTATCGTAATCTATCATGTTATAAGTATATCAAAAAGACTTTTGTTTGTCAATCTTCGTCTTTGTTATTTAATATAGAACTATCTTGTGTTTCATTTAAATTTTCTTTTATTGCCTTATCCTTGTGACTACCATCACAATATGGATATATCTTTGATCTACCACATATACACTGTTTCATTAAATAGATATCCTTATCTTATTAAACTATTTATATTTTATTTTTATAAAAATCTTTTATTTTAATAAAACCAGCAAGAACATATCTTATTGGCCCATCACCCACAGTTCTTACTCCATGGTGATACTCTGAAGATCCTGGAAAAATAAGAAGGGATCCTGAAGGTGGCTTTATTTGAAAGTTTAATTTTTCAAAAAAAATCTCACCGTCAACATAGTCATCATTTAAGTAAATTATACTAGCAAACTGAATTGAAGGGTCTGTATCCTGATCAACGTGAGAATATAATTGAACCCCAGAATACATTCTTTGAACTACATCACATCCATCAACAGAAAGTTTTTCTTTTGATAAACGTAAAAAAGAATCTATTTTAAAATATATCATATCAACAATAGGGTTTCCTCTAATGTTTAAATTTTTGTCATGCCAGTTTGAAGTAATTTCTAATTTATTTTCTTCTACTAATTTTTCTATATCATCGCTATTAAATTTTTGTAGAGCAAATCCTTTTAAATTTTCTATGTAATGTTTTGACCAATCTTCGTTGCTTGTTTTATCAACAATATTTAAAATATATTTTATATCATCTTTAGATATAAAATCTTCAACTAATAAAATATTTTTTGCAACTTCTCTAAATTTAAATCCAGCATTTGCCAATTCTTTTGATAAGTTTTCCAATTTTACACTCCTTTAATTTAAGAATAAATTCTTGAGACAGACCCTTGAACTATTTCTTCTCTAATCCTTTTTTGTTGTTGCTCAAATTTTGATAGGTATGGCTTATCCTGTATTCTTTTTTTATTCTTAACTGATCTTTTAATCTTGTTTTTAGATACTTTATTATTAGATTTTTTCAATTAGATCACTGGCCTTCTGCTACTTTGTCACAAGGACAAATGATTGATTCTGGCAGTTCGTGAACCTTTGTTACAATCGTAATCATAGTCTCACACTCAACACACTTATAAATCTTCTTAACTCGTTTGCTCATAAACTAATCATACCATACTGAAATGTGTGTATCAAGATTTGTTTCCATCCCATGTTCCAATTTTTGTTGTAAAGATTCCATGGTCTTCCCACAACCTAATTACATTTGGGTTATCATCAACAGCATGAACAACATCCCATAGTTTGTTTATTTTATCAAGCATATCTTTCTTTGCTTCATAGTCTGGTCTGTTGTCATCGTCTGCCCTCATAAATAATGCATGAGATCTAATGTTATTCTTTGCAAGCCACATAGAGGTTAGCCCACGATATTTTTCTTTACGGGAAGTAACAATAAGTATTGAGTGGCAATCAGAAACAGCATTATTTAACATTTCAACAACTTTTACATTTGGCAGGGCATCTATAGAAGCCTCATGAAAAGCATCGTAATCCCTATTAGAGCCACGAACATGTTTCAGATATGGGTCTACGTTGGCCAATGTTCCATCTACATCGTAGATGTGTGCTGTTGGCTTAATCTTGATTAACCCTGTATGTCATAATAAAATAACATGCTACATATCCTATAATAAATGCTGGAATTATAAAAAATGCACTAATCATTTAAAGTCCTCCTGTCTTTTAAACATGCTCGTCATATAATTATGTTCTCCCCTTGCAACTTTTGCTGCAAGAATACGCATTCCAAGGGCATTGGTAACAGAGTCCTCAATTGGCAAAGACTCAATAGCCCTTGCGATTTCTTCTCGTAATGTCATTTCATCTATGCTCATTCTTTATCCTTTTCCCAATATGCTATTCCATCTTCATCATAGTCATCCCAATTCTGACCTGACACATCTGTTCTAATTTGATCTAGCCAGGAACTGGTATCTAATAAATAATATGTACCCCACCGTTCATAAGGTTTGTTAAGATACTTCCACATTTTTGCGTGGTATTTATAACGAAATCCTAAATTACTATCTAAAGACTCATCTAAGTCAATAGCCTTAACAAGGTGATTACCAGCATATTCCCCACAGAAATTTCCTATCCATCGTAATGGAAGAATCTTAGTCTTTTGAATCTTTGTTGAATAGTTCATCTTTAGGTACCCACACTTTCTTTCCATCTTTCCATACAGGCCAATAACCTAGGATACGCCAGTCCATCTGGGCTATCTTAGGCTCTTTCATCGCTCTCCCATAAAACTAGACACTTAGTACATTGTATACCCAATTCACGCATATACCAAGTATGGCTACACTCTTTTGCCATATGCACACCAAATCCTGCTATCTGTCATGGTTTGATGAAGTTCCCAGAATAGTGGATCTTTCTTAGACATCTCACACTTTATGCATTGATCAGGCTTCACTCTTCTTGCCTCCAATGAAAATAAGACTTAATATAAACAATCGAGTAAGCAACAGCAGCAAACACGAATCCATATTGTTTGGTTGTTACTGCATAAAATATCCACATAGCCTCATTACAGGTAGCCCAAATCCATGCCCATATTTGTTTTCTTCCAACAAAATAAATTGCTGCCACTCCACTAACGGCAAGCACCCAAGAAGCATAGTTATTCATCCATTGTTCCATATATTCAGTATACCTTAA